CCCTTGGCGTTCGCGTGATAAGCGAATGCTGGGGGACGTTGGAGGAGATTTCTTTACTCAGCGTAAGTATGTGCGGGGGAAACCCCAGCCCATACGGCTGACTAATGACGTCTCGTTCGCCAACGCTGGAAGGATCATCACTGATCATTCCCGCTATGACGGACCTATTGCTCCAACTAATCCTGCAAATCTGCTGTTTCCGCCCGCAAATAACTCGTCTAACGGCGTGTTAAATACGGTCGGAGCCACAGCAATTGCGAGATGCAAGCCCACGAACTCAGTTGCTAACCTCACCACTGCCTTAACCGAGCTCTATCACGAGGGAATTCCCAAAGCGATAGGTGCTAGATTTTGGCAGTCCCGGACTCTAAGCGCCCGCAATGCGGGCGATGAGTATCTCAACTTAGAGTTTGGGTGGAAACCACTTGTCGGTGACATTCGCAGTCTTGCGAATGCCGTCGCAAATGCTGATGCCTTATTGGCACAGTACGAGCGAGATGCCGGCAAAGTGGTTAGGCGGAGGTACAACTTCCCTACGAATAGCTCGCGTTCCACTGAAGTGTTCGCTGCCAATGTGCGGCCGTATGTTACGACCACACAGGGCACCTACACTAAGGCGGAACCGAACTTAGGGAGTGTGATTAGAACCCGTGAGACGGTTCAACGTCAGTGGTTTTCTGGAGCGTTTACGTACTACCTTCCGACCGGATACGACTCCCGGTCATCGGCAGCGCGTAGTGCGCTCTTGGCCAAGAAGATTCTAGGCCTATCACTGACGCCAGACATTGTTTGGAATCTCACCCCTTGGAGCTGGGCTGTCGACTGGTTTTCCAACACTGGAGATGTCATTTCGAATCTCACTGATTGGGCGACCGACGGTCTCGTTCTGAGGTATGGGTACGTGATGGAACATACCATCACTTCTGATACCTATACCTACTCTGGCAATACCGGTCTTATTGACGGTAACGTCAGAGTCCCTCCGCTAACCTTGGTCACTGAGACCAAGATTAGGCGTAGGGCGAACCCCTTCGGGTTTGGCATTACCTGGGACGGCTTGTCACCGCGCCAGCTTGCCATAACTGCGGCTCTGGGTTTAACCCGGTAGTCGTAGCAGCATTAACACTGCGTAAAACACCGGTTCTCTCACGAGAGCCAGAAGGAGCACAGCCTGTATGTCGTTTGCTGATCCGCAGTCCGTCACCATCTCGGGTACCACGACGAGCTTGCCCCGAACGTCTGTGGGGCAGAACCTGTCTGAGTACACGAGTGGCGATGGGCTTATCAAGCTCTCTGCCTCGTCCGCCTATGGGCGGAGGACTCGGCGAGTTTTGCGGCTCGACCATTCCAAGATCACCTCGGATCCGTTTAAGCCGGCGGAGAACACGAAGGTTTCGATGAGTAACTACATCGTCTTCGACGTGCCCGTCGCTGGCTACACGGCCACCGAGGCCCTCGCTGTCTACACTGGGTTTAAGACCCAGTTCACGGCGGCCACCGACGCGCTCATCTCCAAGCTTCTTGGAGGTGAGTCGTAGAGGGTGGCACCGCAGACGAAGCTTAGGATTTTCCTGTTTTATTGGATTATCCTTTGGCTTCTTACGTGGTGGGATTTCGCGTCATGAGACTTACCATCAAACTCATCTTGATGATGTGGATGATTTGGTGGCTCATAACGTGGTTGGATATGGTCCACTTCGACATCCAAATTTACACTCCGTAAATCTGGACTAGAAGTGAGCATGCAGCTGCAGGCTCAGGATAGTTCACCCTAATCAAGGGGGTCTATGAAAAGCCTGCTGATGCTCTGGCAGAAGGTAGCGGAAGAATCCGCTACTAGATGTTGCACATGCGCCACCATGGACCTCAAAACGGTCCATGAACGCGTCAAACATGAGGGGCTATCGTTTTTGACGATAACCCTGTCGAACTTTGGAAAAGACTTCGAAAAAAGTCTTGACCAAGGTTTCGTCGACAGTCGTCTTTTCGCCGGATTCCGGCGAAAAGCAGGTCTCCCCCGATTTCTCGGAGGTTTCCTGTGTCGTGTGTTTGACGGCAACACTGGTCTACTCCTGGCGGAGCCAGACATTGATGCAATTCTTGCCGTTCGTCAGTTAACACTGATGTTTGGTAAGATCAACGTTGAGTGCAGCGATGCACGCAAGCGTCGAGCATTGTCTGGCTACCTTCAGTGTGAGCAGGAGGTCCGTAGGAATGACGCGGAGTTGTCTCCCATTGATTTGGAGAGATTCCGCCGTGTGTCAAACCTACTATTTGGCGACGTCCTCCATGAACTAGACCTTGCGGTCTGGTTCAGAGAGGAAATTGTCCCCAAACACGGACCAGGATCTACCGCGGATGGTCTTCTGGGAAACCAGAAGTACACCCAACGTACCTGGCCTGTGCGTCTTAATGAGTTCTTCCCATATTGGGATTTTCTCATTCCGAACGTTCGACACGTCGAACGTTTGGAAGACGTGGCCCTCCTCGAACCCGGAGCAGAGATCCCCGCTAAGGTGATCACTGTTCCTAAGACGTTGAAGACCCCACGTATCATTGCGATGGAGCCAACTGCTATGCAGTATGCACAGCAAGCGCTCCTTCCCTTGATTGTGGATGAACTCGCTAGAGATGACAATCTGCGGTTCATCATCGGCATCGAGGACCAGACTCCTAACCAGGAACTGGCTCGAGAGGGTTCCCTTCACGGGGACCTTGCAACACTCGACCTGAGTGAAGCGTCCGATCGTGTCTCCAATCAACTCGTACGGGCCCTACTAGATCCTCATCCCCAATTGCATGGGGCTGTTGATGCATGTAGGTCTCGGAAGGTTGACGTTGATGGTAAGACAGTTCGTCTTGCCAAATTCGCGTCTATGGGTTCGGCCCTCTGCTTTCCTTTTGAAGCCATGGTCTTTACGACCTTGATCTTCATGGGAATCGAAGAAGGGCTGAGTAGCCCACTGGACGCACGAGACGTGAAGCGTCTACGGCGTCAAGTGCGCGTCTACGGGGATGATATTATCGTCCCGGTAGACCACGTGCATTCCGTGATCGGTGTTCTACAGAATTTTGGTTCTGTGGTTAACACCGGTAAGTCTTTCTGGACTGG